TCCAGCTTATAGCGAATGTCACGCTCTGTCCTGACATCCTGGAGACAGTATTCCTTGAACTTTCCCCACTTTTCCGGGTCGTGCAACGGTAGGTTGCGCGTCCTGCCGCCGTTGGCTGCGGTGGGCCTACATGGCATCGAGAAGAACTTGATCAGGTTCTCGCCCGCGCGATCTTTCTGCTCGCCGGTTTTGAGGACTGTGGCTGTGTCTTTCAGGGCAAGTGGAAGAGACAGGCTTGCAGCCCATACCATTGAACAACGCCAGTCATCCGGGGGAAGCGTCCGTCCGAGTATGTGGCCGATACAGGTGCGCTCGAAGGCCGCGTTCCATGCGGATTTGATGATGGCGGGGTCAGTCAGGGCTTCCAGGACATCCTTAGGCAATTCTTCCCCGCACGCCATATCTATGATTTTCACGTCCTCATCGTCGAAAGCATAGGCAAAGAGCAGGATGTGGAAATCGCCTTCGACATAACGGTACAAGCCGCACTTCTTCAAATCCACATCGGAATAGGTCTCCAAGTCGATGGAGAGTATTCTCGGTTTAATATCTCGTCCGTGCCAAATTCTATCGTCACCCCCCTGAGAATTATTGGCGGGGAGAAGGATTCTGCCCTCTCCCCGTCGAAAGTAACTATGGTTATGCTATGGTCATGGTAGAGCAGTTATCTTGGCTTTGCAGTTATCCAGCTATGCATTAATCCGGCTTTTGTACTGAAGTCGGCTCCCTGCTCAGTGGCTACACAGCTTCCCAGGCATACTTGCCCAGTTACCATCGCAGCCCCTGAGCAAGGCCGGACAGCCTTAATTCAGGAAGTCCATGTCGTCGCCGAAATCGCCGTCACCCAGGTCGTCGAAGTCAGCGTCAGCAGTGGCGCGGCCGGACAGGCGCTCGCCATCGCTCACGAACTGGATGTTCCCCAGGCCACAGGCAACGCCGCGGTTGCCGTTGGCGTTGAACGCATACAGGTTCACGCTCACGTTGCAGTAGCATCCGGAGTAGACCTGCATGGGGTCGATGATGGGATTCTTGCGCCGGTCAACGACCTGCGGTGCATCCTTGGACGTCGCGTTGATGAACATGACGCCCTTGTAGTTCTCGTCATCGGGGCGATCGTTGTCGCCATCGCGCAGGGGCATCTTCAGATTCGGGGGAATCTTGCCGCCCCACTTGTTGGTCTTGCCGAGTTCCACGGCGGCATCGATAGCCTTCTGGAGACGATCCAGGGTTGCCTTATCCGTCTTGCGGATCAGGCAGGAAACGGAATACTTCTCCTCGCTGCCGTTGATGCTCTTCGGTTCCCAGATGTTGGCGAAGCTGATGCGGCAGGGAAGTACGCACTTGGTCGGTGCGAAGTTCTTAGTGGTAGTTGCCATGTGTGTATCCTCCATAAGGGCCTCTTTTGAGGCTGATATCGCTGAATGTATGCGCGGTTCAACATGAACCGACTGTATGGAGGAACTATTGCTCGTCCCTCCCGTGCGGGCAACTTCACACGGTGGGACTTCGTATGCTGTGGCGTCTTGTCACGGCATCACCTGCCTTTATCTGTGGATTGCCGGTCTCTTCCGGCGACGGTCGTACAATTCACCTCGATCCTTGTATAGAGTGGGAAATGAAGAGGGGACTTATCTTCTCCACTGTTCAGAAGACGAACTCTTTCCCCTGTCCCTGAGTATCTTGTTATACTTGTGCCGATCAATGATTCGGCGCAGTACCGCAAGGATGATAACTGCGGCGGCAGTAATGATTAAAGCGACGGCCAGAATTCTCAAGGCCCAGACGATTACCAAATCTGCCTGCGCCACCGCCACCATGATCCGCCTCTCCGTCAAAACTATACTCACCTCCCTCTTTCACTCGATGACATCAAATTCGTCAGTAGCGGAAGCTCCTCTCGCGTCCAATGTGTTATCCGCTGCTGGCCGTGGATCATCCTCGGGCACCAGGGCCAGCTTGCCAGGAGGCTTGAGGACATACTCTCCCAGCACCTCGGCAAACCGCTTCTTGCCCATCATCTTCTCAATCTCAGATAGAGACTTCATCTCAGTCTTGTAGATGTTGGTCACGCCGGCGGCCTCGGCTGCGTTTGCGGCGGCATATTCGTCTGAGAACACCCTCCGGCTCCGCCCTTCCACAATCTTGTACCCAGGTATCGTGACGCCATGCGTAATGGCCTCGGCGCTGATGAAGGCAAACACAGCCTCAATCCAGGAGTCTATCCTGGTCAGCGACGGCATCAAAGAGGCCAGAGTTTCGATGGGTATCAATTGCGGGGATTTGAAGACGATAGTGTCACGGTCAAGAATGTAGGGGGCGGTGGTATCGGTGGGTTCGGGTGAGCTGTCTTGCTCGGCTCTTTCCACTGGTTCTGTGCTATGAACTTGCTCCCCGTTAGCCTGCGTATCGGCACAAGCAGAATCCAAGACATCCTCATCCAGATCCAGAAACTCCTCTCGCGCCAGGGACAGCGCCTCTTCAGCGCATGCCCGGCACACGGGTTTGGCCTTACAGAAGATACACCAGTCGCCAGTGTGCTGTTCGCCTTTGCCCTCAAAAGCCATGCGGGCGATGGGCTTGATACTCTCAGCCCAGGCGTTCAGTTCCTCCACCGTCATCTGGAAGGTGCTGATGTTGTCCAAGCGCGGCTGAACGATGGACATGCGGATGATTTCCGGATCCACCAGGAACCCATAGCTATTCAACGCGGCGGCGGCGTACAGCATCATCTGGCTGTTCATTTCCGCCTCAACTCTTACCCCGCGCCCTCCTTTAAAGTCGATGACATGGATCAGGCCTGTGCCGTCCTCATCCTTGCCCACCAGTACCAGGTCACCTGTGCCAAACCCCTGAGGCGCGATGTGGCTGTAATCCAGCCGTTCCTCAATGAGGATCAACGGCTCAACGCTGCTGCGCCTCATCGTCTCAATCGTACTCAGACAGAACTCCGCATACACGTCCGTCACCTGGTCGGTCTCATCAGTATCGTATTCCGAGTGAGGCTCATCCATTGTCTCCCCCAGCGCTGTTCGGAGCTTCCATTCGCAGCGTTCATGCATGGCCGTTCCCTCAGCGGCAAACACTGAGGTCTTGTCGGGAAATTGGTCGTTGAGAACTGCTGACGGTGGGCAGTGCAGCCAGCGCTTGGACGAAGATGCGGACAGTATGGAATGTAAGCGATGAGAATGGTCGAGGGGAGGGTGTCGTCCTCTTCCCCCGCCGACGTGATATACCGTTGCAAACGACGCGCCAGAGGTTGTTGTGCAGGGAGAAGCACGAGGGTTAACAGCAGGAATCGTTTTCTTTGGCATTGGCATCACCGTCCTTCTCGTTCTTCTCTGTTCCCACTTATGTTAGTCTGCGCCTTGTTACGAATAGCCCCTACACCCTGCCGAACACCTTGTCCGGATGGGTGAGTGCGAATTCCACGGCTTCCCGCCAGTTGATGGCGAAGTAGCTCCTGCCGCCAAGCCCCCGGCGCTTCTTGTTGATCTTCGTGAATCCAGCCCGCCTCATGGTCTCGCGGGCGATGTTGCGTGCGATTTGGCGCATAATGATGACCTCCTTCATTTTTTCCTTGCTTTTGACTGTTTCTCAATTTGCCCGGCATCAGGGTTATCCCTGGAAGCCGGGCAAAACGTGACTGTTTCTACATGCTGGACGCTTCCTCCAGCACTGCGTCGTAGTACTGCGAACCCAGTGTGGACACACTCTTCGCTCCGTACTTTTCCAGCAACGCCTTTGCATCAGCAGCCTTGATCTTCTTCTGCTGCACCTTTGCAGATAGAATCCTGGTAATGTCATCAGCAGTGGCGGCAGGGGCTGAGTTGGTCTTTCCAGTGTCTTTGTCCCGTCTCTCGTTCACAGCTGCAGCCGCATCAGTAGAGTTGCCGCCAGCATTGCCACCACCGTCAGCATCACCAGCCACGTCCACATCGAATCGCTCGGCCTGATCGGCATTTTCCTTCACCTCCTGAGTATGGGTAGCGCTCGATCTACCCCTGTTCTTCGACGCCTGCTCATCAATCTTTCGCTTGAGAGAAGAAGGCTCAGTGCAGGTTTCTTCTTTCTCCGCTTCGTCAACTGGCTCGAGCAAATCCTCCTTTGGCACGCCCAGGCTGGCACAGACCTCGGCCATGCCCTGGAAGGCATGGGACATTCCCAGCCCCAGCTTACGCACATCGACGTTAACGATCTGAGCATCACTCATGGCTTGTCACCTTTCCTTTCCGTCTCCGCTGTCCTCCGTGGTGTCCCGACCAGCGTCCTTCGTCGCAGCGGTTTCTTCGTTCTTCATGACTTCGACCCGATAGATGCGTACTGCATTCCCCTTGTCACTCAGAAGGCCAACCAGCTTCTTCATCATCTCCGGCGCGTCTTTCATGGCATCCTTGAAGGAACCGTGGAGAAGGGAGAGAACGTCATTGCCGTCCTCTTGCGCGGGCACGTTCTTCACCTCACTCGTCGGGGCCACCGTGGGCTTCTTGCTCACGTCCTTCTGAGTCGCCGGGGCGGACGGCTTAACACCGTTCTTCGTCTCCTCCTCATCCACCAGCCCATAAGCCAGCGCCGTCTCCGCCTTGTGGATACGGTTGGTGTGATCGTCCAAGCCAATGGGGATGCGGTGGGCATCGTACTTGCGCTTCTTGAAGCGCACAGGCGGCTCTTCGTCGAAAATGGAGCACAGGGTGAGATAAGCATTGAGTACCATCATCGCGGTGCTGATGGGCACATCGGCGATGAAAGCCATCTTCCGGAGGATCTGGTCAAGGAAGATATTGTCCTTTTTCTCGATGCTGTTCTTGAAGCATTCCTCCGAGAAGCTACGGGTATTGCAGGGAGCTTCCATATCTTCCTGCACAGGATTGACATTCTCGAAGACATCATTGTCCCTGTCATCTTTATCATCATAGCAACCGCACTCATCGTCGCAGCCATCGCATCTCATCTTCTGGTTACCCCCATACTGCCGAAGCCGTCATTGATGTTCTCGTGGTAGTTCTCCTGGTCGCCGCAGATGAAGGTGAGGTCCAGGTTTTCGATGTCGATGAAAATCGGGATGGATCCGCCGGGATTGCGAGGAGTCAAAGTGGTGCCACCTATGCCATTGCCTCCGACGCCGTGCGTCTCTGCACCTGCATGTGCGATACGGTTCTTCTCCGTGCTGTTGATCGACTTGTTTTCATCCATCAGATACTCCTTGTTCACCGAATTCATTGTGGTTTTCGTGGTCGTGGGATTCATGGGAATATCTTGGCCTCCTAAAAAAATGATACTGGACTAGCTCTGTGAACACGTCGGCTCAAGCGCTATAAGTGTCACATCCACTATCGGTCTGCTCATCTATTTACGCTTGAGCCATCGCAAGTAGTTATTGTCTTTTGTCGGTCTCGCTGGTCAACATTTGAGCGTTAGGTGTAGGATTCCAGGGCGGACCAGTTGCATTTGTATCGGGGGTATCAGAAAAGTACGGCGTCATTCTCACCTCCGGAAGCACGTAATTTACGCCTGGATTATTCTGCCATTCATCTTAGCTGGCAGGGGTATTTGCCAGGGTGGTCTGGAGCACTGGTGTGCGCACTACCGCGCTGGTATTCATGTTCTTATTCATCGTGATTAACCCTCCTTCCACATGAATCGATAATCTGTGTCGTGTGTTTGAACTGCCCCGTGTCACTGCGGTTTGGCATTGCTGCCGTCGTCTTGCCCTCCGTCTTCACCCTCGCCCGTGCGACGCGTACCAATGCCTTCTGCTCGGCGATGATCTTATCCACAGCCTCACGCGGCGTCGGATCGGAGATACCGCATTCCATCGTGCGATTGAGGCGCTCCTCGTCGATCATCTGGCGATCCGAACCATCCTTGCCAAACTTGTTGTAGAAGCCCTGCTGCTTCAGCTCCTTCTGTACCTTGCGGTTCCTCATCTGCTTTTCTCTCCAATTAAGTAGCTATTAGTGATTATCCCTGTGCCAAATCCCTCTGCCGAGTTCGTGTCCCGCTCTCCATTCGCCCCACCATAAGCACTGTGTTTACGTATAAACCTCCCCTGTGGATTGGTTTCGCCAACATGCACATGGTCGTACGACCGGTGCGAAATGGCGGGACGGGTGTCCGAGGGTCTTTATCCCATGGCATGGACCCACGATAGAGTCTTCTTCCTCTCCTGGCGTTCGATATTCCGGATCGCCTGGTAAGCGGTGGGGTCATAATAGCCTTCGTTGTTTAGCCAGGGCTTTTTGAGCCGAGGGTTCTCCTGAAGAGTGATGTTCTTTAAGCGTCGGTTCTCACGCTGACGGTTGCGGTTCTTCATCTGGGTGATGCTCCTTCAAGTTGTCGTTGGTAGGTTGCATGGAGTTTTGCTGCCCCCTCTACTAATGAAAGGGACACGAGAGGGGGTCCAAAACAAAACTCTCATCAATTTTATTTGTTAAGAAATGATGAAACCTTCTTTTCCGATCAAAAGTGTCTTCAATTGCCCCAAGGCACGCAGTTTCCGATAGCGAACATTGCTCTGCCTTTTCAGCCCCAACGCCTCGGCGATCTCGATCTGAGACTTCTCTGCCAAAGTCATGAGGATCAGAATCCGATCCTCCTCGCACAACTTGTCGATCGCCTTGTACAGACTCTCGCGCTCATTCTTTACCAGCAGTACTTCCTCAGGGGACAGGGTATTCTCATCTATCTGGCAATCCATTAATCTCTCCTTATTGCCCTCATCATCGATAATCGGGGCATCGAGCGACATGATCACGTCTTTTTTATAGAAAGGGCAGGTCAAGCAATCGCAATCACACATGTACTCCTTGGTTCCAGGGCACTTGCATAGGCCTTGCCGATACTGCTTCTTCTTGTACGCCCCAACCTCGCGCATGTACGTTTCATAGTACTCCTTGCTCACAGGAACCCAGCGCCTCGAAGAGCGGATGTAGATGCGGTAGCCGACCCTGCCGGGATCCTGAGCCTTGCTGGTCTCCTGGGTGTTGATGATCTCCTGGTTCAAAAAAAATTCCTTCATCTGTAATCTCCCTTTCTGCTCGGTCATCGCTCCCCGGCAGTGAGATTTCAGATGAAGGAATAAATCAAAAGGCCTTGGATCCGCTCCCCTTTGGATTACGCATAGCCACCATTAGCTTACGTTTCTCGCTATCGTCAATGGGTGATTTCCTCTACTGACATCCAGTTATGTGCAATACAAATTCTGCAAGAATCCAATATCACAAATTCATTTTTACAGATTCCCGGACGATTTTAGGCAAGAGATACCCATGACGATGTTTTTTGCAATTCCGTCTCTTCGTGACGTCAAATTTCCTTATTGACCGTGATCATTTCGTACATGATCTTGCAAAACAGGGACGGTGCATTCTCTTCGTCTGATAATCCCACTGCCGTTCGCGACCGGCTGTAGAATGTGTGTATTGGCTGGCTTGATTATCTAGCTCTAAGTTTTGGACTGTTAATTCGTAAAAGGATGCTGTTAGAATCATCAACGAGTTGCGTGGAACCACGCTTTTCTAACAGCATCCCATAACAGAAATGGTATTATTAGAATGTGGTGATTCTCCAGCTTCTATTTCTACGATTAATCTCTATGGCGTTTTTCTTAATCACCCCCTGCCGTTTTAAGCTCAATAACTAAAATCAATAAACCCTCTGGCA